AGCAACATCTTCAAACTTTGTCTCCATTACTTCAACTTTTGTCGGTTTTTTAATCATTGACATTGGATTACGTCTAAATATATTAAATAACACGCTCAATGCTATATAACCACCTACAATTTGAAATGGATTGATTGGGTAAATATTTTTATAATCAAATGGAATATGATATTTCAATAATAGTTCAATAATATTATTGGTTAATTCGGGGATGACATTTACTTGATGAAGGGTGTGTTCGCTTAAAGCAACCATATTTGTAAGTTCATTATTTGTTCTTACAAGAGTAACTCCTTCAATATGTCGCGAATTTTCAACCAATGTAGTGTAGTCCCAATTATCTGTAATAGGGTCAGTTAATTGTGACGGTAATAAGAACCTATGAATAGATTTTCTATATAGTTTCGGTAAAACGAACGAATGTGTCAATGGTAATATTACATATAATAGTTTCATTACATATAATAAAATGATTTCTTTATATATTTATAAAATCCTAATTTTACTTCATTCTAACAGTTTCTTTTTGTTATAGAGCATAAGCTTTATTTCTTCTTTAATCAAATTCATAGTTTCATCGTTTTCTTTATTGTTCAAATACTTTTCAAACTTTTGTCGCAATTCCGGATATTTATGTTGTTCTTCGTCTAGCCATTCTTCTAATAACATTTCTTTTGTTTCATATAAATTATCTATTTCAGTGACTTTATTTTTAATGTTCCAATTATCGTCTTCATAAACCATTAGATATTTATCTTTCATATTCGAAATATATATATTCATATTTTCGGGTTTGGACGGATTAAAATGTATTTTTTCAATCATGTCTTTTACACAATAAGTTACTTTTTTTATGGCATTCATATAATCTTTATTGGTTAAATGAGACAAATCGGTATCTTTATAGCATAATAATTTAATATTATTTTGTATATTATTGGTGGTATTATGGGTAATATGGGTAACTTGTAATTTATCTACTAATTTATCAATTTGCTTTTGTTGCTTTTCCATTTGATGGGACAGTGTTTTTATTTTATCGTCCTTTTGTTGTATTTGTAAATTCAATAAACGGACTAGCTCCTTAAGGTCTTCGTCCTTATTTTTTTCACAATTATATTTTATATGATTATTTACAGACTGTTTATGCTTATAAACTTTTCCACAATATTTACAAGCATACTCCTCAGTCACACTTACTTTTGACTTACTTTTTGGTCCTTTTTGACTTACTTTTGACTTACCGGACAAATTCTCCGTGTGCTTTTTTGTCTCCAAATGTCTTTCATATTTACACTTATTTACATTATAAAAGTTACAAGGGTCACAACCATACAGTGTCATTCTTATATATTAAATATATTTTATTTAGGTCTTTTTTATTTAATTTAATTTATTATTCATTTAGATAATAAAAAATATCCCTAAATTATTTATTTGTTATTGGATTGTGACCTTTTTAATACTTACCAAAAAAAAGGACATAGCGGGAGAGAGAGCGCCTAAAAAAAAAATTTGGAAAAATAATTTTTTGAAAAAAATAATTTTTAAAAAACCCAAATAATTTTTAAAAAAACCAAATAATTTTTGAAAAATAGAGTCCATGTATTTTTTAACGTATGTAATTTGTTTGCATACTAAATATAATAACTACCAGCCATAGTCATTTGAAATTCGCACATGAATCGGAGAAAGAATACTATAAATGTTTTCATTTGAAATACAGGACTTCATTTACAAAACGTTCCGAGGCAGTTTCACACGACTGATGGTAAAAATAGCGAATACAATTGCCGGAATTATGATTGTAAAAGACAATAAATCATTACGCGACCGTTCCAAAATCAGTTATTCGTTTAATAGACATAATAAAAAAGATTAAAGATAAGTCAATAGTTTTATGAATGTTTCTATGGCTATTTATTGTATCATGTAATGCATTATATTTCAAACCACCTACATCTGAGACGCCAGGTTGGCATCCGATAAGTTTTTTAAAAGATTACAAAGATAAACCAATGCGAATCCAATTTATAGATTCCAATTATGTATTATGGAAAGGAGCTAACGAATATCATTTAAGACCAGACGTATGTCCACACCAAGGCGCGTTATTAAGCGAAGGAACTATAAACCAAAATTGTATAAAATGTCCGTATCACGGATTAAATATTGGTCCATACGATACAGCTCATAAAGATGGTAAGGAGGACTACGGTAAGTGTTTAATCAAGCATAATATCATATGGTGGTCGCCAAATGAAATTACAGATACAATTCCTTGTAATGAATTAGATAATATGTGTGAATTAGAAATAAATGTGAAAGGTAGTTTCAGTGATTGTTATAAAAATAGTATGGATTTTCACCACGCAGCATTTGTCCATAAAAATACATTTGGTAATTATGCCGGTGAACCGGATAAAATAGAAGAAATCTGGAATAAAGACGGATATATGGAAGGACATTTTAAGTATGGGTCGAATGATTTATATGGAAAATATACTGGCGGTGAAACCGACAATGAACATGTGTATTGTAAACCGTCCACTACGTATAATATTGTTCGTGGCAATAATAAAACTATGATTATATTTTTAGCTATGCGGGCATTGAGTGAAACCGAGACAAAGTGGTTTTTATGTGCTTCTAGTACGTTTGTTCCAAATAATTTAATAGGTAAATTGGTATTAGACCAAATGGTGAAGCGTGTTGCTATTTATGAAGACGGACATCAACTAAGTAAAATGGCGAATCAAAAAGAAAAAGATGCTCACTCTTATAAAATTAAATTACCACTAGATAGTATTTATGAAGAATGGTATAAATCATATGAATAAAAAATATAATCTTTATATAAATGTTGAAAGGTATTATTGAGGCAACCACTAAAACTCCAACGATTGTGAATGCATTTAGTAACTTTGTAGTAGTAACTTACTGGTGGGGTAGAGGGAACAAAAATAGTAATACAGCAAGACCATGCGTAGACTATTATGAAAGTATTTCATCTCCATTGATCAGTCTAGCTTTAGCTTCCTTAAAAACGGCTAGTAAAAATCAAGCTAGTTTTGTGAACACAACTAAAAATTTACACGTGATTGTATCTAAGCTTGACGCGTATAAAAAACATATAAAAAGAAGGTCGAAAGCCTATATCGGTATGCTAGAATCTTATTGTAACATACCTATACATTCTACAAATAAAGAGACTGAATTAATCATTACTCTTGAAACCTATAAAAAGATGGGAAAAACTCCAATCGATTATGAATATAAAACCGTAGACGAAATCGAAGGTATATTAGATTTTTACATGAACCAATTTTTATTATTGAATAATACAAAAATAGTAGAATTATTTAAAATACAAGAACAAACCAATCGTCTGAAATCCCAATATATGAAAAATCATACTACTTACGATGAACGACGAAAAGTACTATTAAAAAATATTATAAAAAAAAATACAGACGACAAAAATGGAGTATTGGCCGGAATTAAACAAAATTTGAAAGCAGTTATATATCGCGACGGACAAAATATATTAGATAAATTAAATTTTGAGTTGCGATATTTGACTCCAATCACATTTGAGGATATGATTACAAAATGGGAAAATGAATGTCGCGAAAATAACTGTAACTTTTTGGCAGTAGAATATCCAAAATTTGCCGAACCCGGTGGTTACCAATTGGCGATAAATGCGAAACCATTATTTATTAAAAAAGCATTAGAATTATGTCGCGGACGTAGCGTTCTATATATTGATGGTGATATGTTCATACGAAATTATCCTTCTATATTTGATATGACTGATGTAGATTTTATGGCACGCGGATGGTGGATTGACCCACGTTCTAGTTATAAAATGGATGAAAGTATAATATACGATCCTTATACATTTGAGACATCGGGTGGAACTATGTTTTTCTCGCAATCAGACCAATCTAAATTATTAGTAGAAAAGTGGATACATGAAGCATCCAAACCACATCAAAAGGGAAAAGCCGACGACCGAATATTATCTCTAGTATTCAATACATATAAATTGTTATTGAATATGAAAATAATTCAATTACCGGTAGAATATTTATGGCTAACTCTACAATATGATGAACGAATGATGGAAATGGTATATGATTATGATTTTATTGAAATGCGAAATAGTATATTTATAGAACATCCCGAATGTTTAACAACCGAAGATACGGCATCGGGCGCAGGTGCGTCAAATGATAGAATTCCTAAGTTTTATAACTTTTTAGATGATAATCTTGTACCAACCTCAGAGGAAATGCACGAATATTTAATGTTCCCAACAAAAGAAATGGCCAAGTCATTCAAATACTATTTTAAATATATGAATGAAATTACCTATATAGATGATGGAAATACTATGTTATATGAGCGTGGATATGTACATCCAGATGAACCAGATAAGAATGAAAGTCCATTATATATAACTGATTATGATAACAAGTTAGGTAAACGTAAATATCCTCAAGATAAATCATATACCATCCAACAATTAAGTGTTGAAAATTATAAACTAGCCCTTTCTATGAATGTAGACTCTATGGAAAATGTGGTTGAAAAATCGGATTATGTTGAAATTTTTCCCGACTCTGAAATGAATGCGGCTAAATTACAACGATTAATCATTCGTTTATTACTAGAAGGTAAAACCGTAATATACAATCCCGACGGATCGCCTGAATTGGTAAATAAACGGAATACTTTGTATAAAGACATGGAATTCGTTTTTACACCAAATATCAAATCTTATTATTTGAGCGATTTTTTTAAACCCAATATAGATTTGACTAAACCGATATTATTTAGACCCGGAAATAGAATACTTATTGATTTTCTCTCGATGTTTTTATCTTTAGATGAGGTTTCCGTTTATTTAAATAAGGGAGCTTATCAGTTCATATCTCGTATACGTATCGGATATTTAATTCCACCTAAACCGCCCAAAACTGCCGGTTATGCGAAAGACCCATTACAATCGTATATAGATTCTTATAACAAAGGATTAAAGGAATCTATGAAAAAAAAACACGGCACTAAGAAACGTAAGAAACGCTATACGCGCAGAATTAAATAAATTCGGGGTTCCATCCGGTTACATTTCCTTCTACAAAGTCTTTCATAAAAGATTCTTGGTTATCTGTATCATACTTACAATGTTCAAAATCAATTATCCATAATTGATTTTGATAATAGATAAAATTATATCCAGTAAAATCATTATATATGAAATTATTATAAAATAAAGAAGACATTAATTCATATAAAAGAGTTTTAATGTTATTGGGTAAATCATCATAATTTTCACCATATTCATCCGCAAGACATAGTTTAGGTATTCTTCGCATAACCATTATCATTTTTGCTTCATCATAATGATATACTTCCGGAACATTTACATATAAATGGGCTAACCTTTGTATAGTAACCTCATGTTTGGATACATTTTTTTTGGCAATATAATTTTTATCGGGAAGGTCGCAAATATTCTTTTTGTAAGACATATGATATACAAATAAACTATAATCTATTTCAATTTTTTCTTAGAAAACCCTAAAACATTTCCGGTTTTATTTTTGGTAAATTTTAACGCATTTCCGGTTTTATTCTTCAAAAATTTACCAGTCATTTTTAAAGAGTTCATACCACTTCTAAATAAATTGCCTTTGCGTGTTTTTCTTGCCATATATATTATAATCTATTTCATTTTACTTTTAATTAAATCATTTATCTTATCAGCAATTGCGTCAATTTCAACCATTTTACCTTTTAAAGCATTTTTCCGTTTCTCATTTTCCGGTTCGGATAATAGGGGGTGACTTATTTATTGTATCATATTCAGCCAATAGGTTAGTATATTTATTAACTAATATTTCAATTGGTTCATCAATTAGTTTTGTAATATTTGTCTGTGGATGTATGGGCAAATAAATGAATGAACAAGTATTTCTCCACCTACGTATTTTTTTAATTTATGTTTTGTTTTCCTTAATTTAATTTTCCTTAATTTAGGTTTCCGTAACTTCTTAGTTGGCATATATATATTATAAAAACCACGTAGACCAAGCTAATTCATATCTTGGATCATAATAATACAAATCGGTCATATCTACATGTTGAGACATACTTTCTAGTGCGGTTTTTAACTCAGTACTCTGTATTTGGTCTGGCGACCAAAAAGGCGATTGAATGATACGCTTCACACAAAAACCATTTGTATTATCTTGGCAAACTACTAAAAACAATACATCTTTAGAACCATAAATACATTTTGGCATCCACGCCATATAATAATCACTGGGTTTACGATTTTCTTGAATATAATTTTCTAGTTCATTTACTTTCATAATGATATGTAAATCCGGGTTGTCTCTATAACCAATAAATCGTTTGTTTTTTTCTCTAGCAATTAAATGTGTTAAAATATTATCTAACCAATGTTTACTGATTAAAGACGCTTTTGAATGTCCAATCATAACTAAATCTTCGTGTGGATTACCACTTGATATATATTTTTTAATATTACCATTAGGCAAATGTCCAGGAGTTAAAGCACGAACCGTGAATAAAAATAAATAAAATAATCTCATTAATATTATTATATAAAAATTGATTAAATAATATTATTATATTTATTTATGGAAGACGCGTTAACGATTGTAACCGAATACTTTTATACGAAGACGTTATTGTCTTTTAGAATAATCTCAAAAATGTATTATACTAAAATTAATTTAAATGATATACTTTCAACCAAATATATTCAAAGAATAACCGAACAAAGATTTTTAAACCAAAAATACTTATTAAAATCCCTATTTTATCCCGCTAAATTAGTTCGTCAAACGAACGGTTCACCTAGGGAACAAATATGTAAATATCAACCATATCAAGCATTGGATTCATTACGTCGCGGACCCGAGGAATTATATAAAACAAATTATAAAGAATTTACATAAGATTACTTAATTTCATA